TTCACTGCCCTCACTGTGGAGAATTTCCCTTTGTGCATCAGGAGGTGCAAACACAGACCATCGTTCAAGTGGTCTGCTTCAAAAGTGGACCGTACACAGATGAGGAGGTCGAGGACAAATGAACATTAAACCGATTCCGTTCAACACTGAGATGGTCAAGGCTATTCTGGATGGCCGGAAGACGCAGACGCGGCGCGTTGTCAAGGGTATCGAGGGTTTGAATGTTTATCGTGCGGAACCGGCAGAAGATGCCTATGAAACGCTGCATCAGTGGGATTTCTTCTACGGTTGGAGCGAAAATGGAGCTTTGTATGATGCTATTCAATCCGTAAAAGCTCGGTATGCTCCCGGCGACATCCTGTGGGTGCGCGAAAAGTGGATGTGCATTCACGGTGAATATAAGTATTCTGCGTATAGCGACGCATCTAACTCGAAAGCTTATGAGGTCAGGTGGATGGACTGTGACTGCAAGATGCCTTGGCGTCCATCCATCCACATGCCCAAAGAAGCGGCCCGCATCTTCCTGCGCGTGAAGAATTTACGCGTGGAACGGCTGCGGGACATCTCTGTTCTCGATGCGATCAACGAAGGCTGCTGCGGTACGATCTGCGACCATGCCGGTGCCAACCCCGAGATCGGATGCACGGATTGCTACAACACCGGATGGCTGGAACGTCCGGAAACCGAATTTGCGCTGCTGTGGGACACGACGGTAAAAAAAGATGACCTGCCTGTTTACGGCTGGGATGCCAACCCGTGGGTATGGGTGATCGAGTTCGAGCGATGCGAGAAGCCGGAGGGATGGTGTGAAAATGAGTAATGGAGAGGTCATTGGAACTGTTGGGTTCAGTGTCAATGGCAAATGGCTGACCGATTTTCTCCGCAACCGATTCCTGTATGAGGATGTCAATTTTGATTGGTTTGTCCAGACTGTCAGGGAGCTGCTGAAGCCGAATGGACTGTCAGAAGAACGCATTGAGCAGATTTCCATTGACATTATCCTTGGCCGATCCTACTTCAAGGGCAGCACCGCTGATGACACCTTCACCTATTGCGATGGCTCTGATGATCCGATAAAGCCTGACTTCTTCAAGAAGTTCTCGAACATGAAGAAGTCACTTGCAGAAGAGGAAAAGGTCAGAAAAGAAGCTGTTGAGGCATGGCAAGAATTGGCCCTTGTGCTTAAAGGAGAAGTGGGACGTAGCGATTGCTTGTGCCAGTGGAACATTGACCTCCTGCGCCCCTCGCCCGCTGAAGAGTACATCGGCCGCATGATTGCATCTGATGAAGAAGTCCCTCCGTATGGCTTTATTTCTCCCAATGGCGAGTTTCATCCTGTGGAATGGGCGCAGCATGAAGAGTTTGCCGGGAACTATATCCGCGCTCACGATGGGTGGTCTGCTGTGCTGGAAAATGATGTTCATACCGGAACTGATTTTCTCGTGCTTATAAAGGGGTGGCTCCTGCTCCACAATCCCAGACAGGGTAAACCTTTTCTCACTCAGGGCGATAAGCGCATGACCAAGGCGCAGCGAGAGTTTCTGTTCGACTATTACACCAAGTACGACATGAAGAAAGAGGCCAATGCGCTGTATGAGGAGAGTGATTCTGTATGAAAATCCCGATTCACTGCGAACATTGCGGCGAGCTTATCGCCACATTCGATTCGTCCGAAGATACTTCTGTAGAGTGGGCTGAAGCCCCATGCGGAGAAAAAGTCTGCGAGGAGTGCTGTAATGAATGTGCGAAGCAGCACGACCCATATCATGCTTGCATGTTCAGAAGGGAGGCTGGACTGTGAATATTCTGAAGCGTTTATTCTGTCGGCACAAGTGGGAGATGTGCAGAAAGGTTTCGGAGAGCCCGTTCGTCTGCATCAGCGGCGAACAGCTTTATAAGCGCTGTACGAAGTGCGGTAAGGTCAAGAAATGGATCTATCGAGAGTTTGAGGGGAGCGGTTACAAATGAGCAGATGCCCTTGCGAAGGATGCCGCCATGATCTCGGCGGTGGTTGCTGTAGGATCAACCTCGAATCCGAGTGCCGTGAAGGTGGAGGCTATGAGGCGTGGGAGCCGAGGGAAAATCCCGAAGCAAAGCCCAGCAGAACTGAAACGATCCTGAAGTGGTTGTCGATTTCCTTGTGTGCTCTCGCCTATCCCCTCGTCCTTTATCGTATTTACGAATGGGGAAAATACTTGATTGAGAGGTTTTTCTGATGAATAAAAGCCCCGAAATGCTTGCGCTTGAATATCCTCAATTACGGGCAGACCTTGATCGCTGCGAAAAGCAGCTTTACGAGATTTGTTCGGGCAAGCGCACCGATATGACGACAATGAGCGTGCCGCCGCGCCCCGAGAATTTTGATATGCAGTTTTCGGCCGCATTTGCTGAACTGAGAGAATATCGAAAAATGGCGCCGATTCCCATTTGTGACACACAGCATTGCGAGTCTGGTAAGGAAACATATGTCCTTACCTTGACGCGCGAACAGGCGCAGACCGCACAGAATGCTTTAGAGCTTTATGCGCGTTTGAAGATTGGGCAATTTGAGCGCATTCCTGAAATGATGCTTGACTTCGGTGCTGGTGTGGATGACTACTGTAGACGTCGTGATCTTGCCAATGATTTGCTGAAGGTGGTTGCGTGCATCATCTACGGCAAAAACATATATGGTTGGCCGGACGTTCAAAAGGACAAGTATCATTACCGTGCATGGAATATTTACGCGACACTGCGCTATTACATGGCATGGCACGACCACCCGGAAGGAGGATGGGCAGTTTGCTTTGACGAGCCTTATCCTTGTGGCGGCGAACCAGTCCCGAAGTGCCGGGTTGAGAGAGGCGATAACCAGTGAAAAGAATTGAGCAGTTCAAGTGCGACTATTGCGGAGTTGTGTATGCTGATAAAGCTGAGTGCGTAAAGTGCGAGGCGCAGCACATCACCTGTGTCAGTATACACGACGAGATGCATATGGGAATGAAGGGTTGCCCAAAGTACCCTCCGAGAGTTCGCATAAAGATGTCGGACGGAACGATTCAAGAGTACGAAAGGAGGCGACAAATTTGAAAGTCACCTTGATTTATAACCCCGAAGAACGGGAACTGATGCTGTTTAAGCGCTGCATTTGGGTTACTATGGGCAAGACAGCCACACCCAAGAAACTGCCCGGTTCTGATTTTCTGAAGCGTGTCCTCCATGCGAGGCACAGTCCCATCCGCGTTCTGAACTTTGCTTTCCTCATCGAGGGAATCCCAAGCAATACGGCCACCCATCTCTGCCGTCATGTTCATGCAGTCCCCTTTGTTTCCAGTCTTAGAAATGACAGGCAAGACAAGATAGACGGCGACAAAGCCCCGCGTGATACGCCGGTTGACATGATCTTTTACTGCAATGCCGAGGAGTTGATGACGTTCGCAAATAAACGGCTTTGCAGCAGGGCAGCAAAGCGGACTCAGGAAGTTGCACGGATGATGTGTGACGAGGCCATTAAGGTTATGCCCGAGATCAAGGACGACATGGTCCCGATGTGCGTTTATCATGGCAGTGTATGCCATGAGATGGAGAGCTGCGGGAGGTGTATGCGAGGATGAACAACAAGATCCCGATCCGCAACAGCGAGGGCTATATAGATTGCACCACCCACGATGCGCTGACCAAAGTCATGCAGGATCAGGTTACTTCTTGTGAAAATGCAGATGCAAGAAACAATCGACTGATAAAGATCATCAAGTCGATCATCGATATCGCAGGTTTTGACCTGATTGCGAGGATTGAGGTCAGGGACAGAAAGACAGGGAGGGTTTACAGGTGAACAACTACGATGGTGGGTTCGTACTCGATGAAAATAGGCGTTTGCGCCAGTTGCTTACGTTGGAGCGTCAAGAACATGCCGTGACGCGCAGGAGGCTTGCAAAGGCTGAACATGACCGGGACCGTTACAAGAAACGTATCAGGTTTCTTGATGGTCGGCATGAGATACTGAGCCGAGAATACAGGGCGATCAACACCGTAAATCGCTCATTGATCCATACGGTCCAAGTCCTTGAAGGGAGGTTGCTTTGTGAACAGACAGGAGCGCAGAGCGCA